ACGGACAGCAGGAGTAAAATCTTGCTGTCCGTGCGCGTTTTTTTGTTATTTGTCTTGCAACGTAAATGCCCGACCATACAGCAGCATCGTAAGAATAATCAGCGTGTAGTCCGCAATCTTTGTTGCTTCGGAAATACACAGCGTGCCGTGCCCAAGCCTTATCAGAATAACTCCTGCAAGATACAGGAACGGTATTCGCCACACCCAACCGAATTTGAAAAGAAAACTTGCCGGCAGTAAAACGGCTGGCAGTACGACATAAGCAAGTACATATACTGACGCAACCAAAACGGCGTTCTCGTTCAGAACCAAACCTATTGACGCTGCATTATGGTGAAACCAATGCACGCCGAACCAGTGTGAAACCATAAGAAAAATCGGTATTGCCCTAATACCAATCCTATAAAACCAAAACAATTTTTCGGCAAGCGTATTTGTTTTTATTGTTTTCATACCACTAAATTTATCTTACGTGATTAATATATTCTTTAATTCGGCAATATCATCTGTTGTAATGGCTATACTCTTGTTGCTGCCAAACAACAAGGCAGAGATAATACCGTCTGGCATATCAATAGAGATACATCCATCGCCTATTGTGCCATGAAGAAGCCCGATATCAAAAGGCTTTTTCTCCATCGCTTTCAGTATTTGCATCGCGTCATCGAAAACAGATTCCGCATCAACAACTCCATTTTCATCAGCGACAAACAGGGATAGATTGTCAATTTTCTCTTCCCATTTTTCCTTGTTCCGACAAACGATATTGTGCGCTGCTCGCTTCATATATACAGAAGGTATAGCAAGCGATGGATTACCTTTTATCATTTCATCTATTCTTGCGTCTATCCATGTTTCTATTGATGGAGCAAGACGTTCTTTCAGTTTTTGTAAGTTCATTTCTTATTGCCTCCCTTCTTTGCTCCTTGAACCATGACAAGATATTCCTGCCAAGTCTTATCACTATGGTTTGTCATATAATCGTTGAGCATAGCTGATTTTTGTTCCTCTGCTTGCGCTACTTCTTTTCTCAGTCTTTGCATCAAAGACAAATGTTTCTTTAACGCTTCCTGTCCTTGCTGGGTGCTTTCAATGCGAGGTCTTATAATGCGCAATTCCTCATCTTGCACAAGTTTTGAGACATACTGCAAGCTATCGACATATTCCTGATTTTGCATCAAGTACTGACGTTGTGCGCCCGTAAGATTGTCTTCAATCTTGTCAATCTCATCCCATAAAGGGGTGGAAGACTGCTGTGCTTGCATATTGATAGATGCTCGCTTCTGCTGTATTGCCTCATACATCTTCTGTAGCTCGGCATCCATCATCTGCGGCTGCTGCTGGCCTGTACCCATATCCAATAATGGGCTGTTTCCAAAATTCATCATAATCAATATCTTTAAGTTGGTGATATGTTATAGAGAGATGAGAGGGCATCCACCAACGAGGGCAAACACCCCTCACCAACTCATTTTTTCTTAGTCCGTCTAACCGACTTCCTTACAGCTCTGTTACGCTCCTGTAGTGGGAGTGGATGTAGCAGCACATCCGCAAAAGTTTGCGGATGGAAGAACTGTAACAGTAGGAGTGCTCTGGAGTCCGAGGACACCATCAATCTTGCGGCAGCACTTCTCGTTCACGTAAGCCATCATCAGCTTCTCCTTGTAAAGAGTGAGGGCTTCCATAACAGCAACCTTCTTGTCGAGGTCACAATACTTAGCTTGCAACGCATCGTACTGGTCTCTCTGATTCTTGTACAGGCCGAAGTCCGCATCAATCTGAGACTTGTAAAGACCGAACTCAGCCTGCATTGCACGGCGGTTCTCAGCGTTGATAGCATCTGTAGCACCCTTGTACATAGAGAACTTCTCTGCGATGTCAGTCTCACGCATAGCGTAGAACTTGTTAGCGGTGTCGAGCTTTAAACCGAACATGTCGGTAAGCAGCTTCACCTCATCAGCGCATTCCTTCTCCATTACCTGCAAGGCGGTTGGCTGATTTGAGCTTGAGTTAGCTCCGTAAGTGTTGATGTTTACATTCTCAGGCATATTGCTGCCACCGAGAGAACCAAACACGCTGCGGTTGTTACCGCCAAGCAACCAAGCACCAGCACCGAGTGCTGTGCCGATGATACCAAGGGTAAGACCGGCATTACCTGTTGCCTTAGAAGTATACTCATCGTGCTTCTTTCCCTCTTCGTAGATTTTCTTCTCTACTACTTTTGCATCTGTCATTTCCATAATACAATCTTTTGAAATCCTCAATATTAACTAACACTATTGTAACGTTACACCGCAAAGTTAGCGAGTTACGACGGATAATGTTATAACACGCTCAAAGATTTTGTATTGTGCTGATAATCAGATGTATAAGGTGATAGTCGGTACTATCACGTTGTAAAATATTCTTTCCAATGTTTGAAGAATTGGAAAGAAATGGAAACAAAAAAAGAGAAGCCTCTTTACTTGCCTCTCTTGTGTTTTAAAAAGTGAAGAATGTCCCACTTCTTCCAGTACCGTGTGTGTCCGCGCTTCTTGCACTCACCGTTTGGTATCTCGCCACGCTTTACCATTCTATTGAGTGTTGCATCGCTAACGCAAAGTCTGTCCTTCACTTCCTCTGCGCTCATCATCGGGTTGAGCATATTAGGAAGTATGTCCTGGCAGAGCGTTTCTATATCGTCGTCGCTCATGCCGCAAGCTGTCACCTTCTCGCCGTTGCGCTGCTGCTCGTCCGCCTGAAAGCACGAATTGGCAAGCGATTGCAACAACGTGCCGAGCATTTTGTAGCCGAAAATCTTTCTCATAGCATTTCTGTTTAACTGAACATTCTTTTGCCGAGCTTTGATTTACAGCAAAACCAGTCGATAGCTCCGTAGACATACAGCAACAACGTGAACGCCATGATTGCGAAATGCGCCATCACCATCTCGTTAGTCGTGTACCAACTCCAATATACAAGATGTATGGAGTTGACACCGAAGTAGTAGAAGAACGGTATGCGATACTTCCAACATAGCCAAAAGAAGCGCGACGCAAGAATAAGAACCATCGGCAGTATATAGACCATGATGTATATAAATGTGTAGCACGCCCAATTTGCACTGTGTACGGCAAACATCTCCTTCGGATTGCGGCTAAAGTCGAACATGCCATACATGTGCGCCGTCATTATGAGTATTGGAACCCACTTGCAGAACCAACGGAAGAACCGTAGTATTCTGCGTGAATACTGATTGCCGGACTCTGCCAGCAAAGACATAATTTCCGATATGTCCTTACCCTTCACAAGAGCAAGAAACATCCTTTTATCATCCTCGTTCATAGTGATTTTTTGGTTTGACGAAAATGTCTGTTAGTTCTATTCGATGCAAGTTAGTCATTTATTTTCAAAGTTGTATGTTTTGTTGTCTTTATTTATATTTATTTAAACACAGTAAAAACGCAAGTCTTTAGCTCATGGGTAGTTCACTTAAACTCCTTGCCTATCTTCACAGACGGGCAAGGCTCCTGAAAACAAATCACCTTAAACTAAAAACTAATAACTAACCAATCTACATATTATCTCTTTCTGTGTATCAGCCAAAGCAGCAGCGAGATTAAACATAGTACAACCGCTCCGACCGCTATCTTGCCTGCGAACATCTGCGTCCGCTCCCACCATGTCGCCTTACGCTCAACTGGCACCGGCACTGGTATCGAGTCTGCTCGCAGGATAGACTTGTATATCGTGTCCGTCTTAACGCTCACCCTGTCACGCCATTTGTACACATTCTTTGTCTTATATATCGTATCTCCTATCATGTAGCTCTCGACATATATAGAGTCATGTACGCGGAACGTATCGGCTTTGTAGTTGGTCTTGTACAGCGTGTCCGTCTTGTTAATCACTCGCTCCAACACAACAGGTTTCGGAGTTGTGCAGCTCGTTACCACAAGCAGGAGCAGATGCAGCATAGAGCCGACAATGATAGTAAAGCCGTAGCGACAAATATCGTCCCACTCAATACACGGTAGCTTATAACGCTTCCATTGATAAACCTCACGCAGCACCATTACGGGCAGCGCAAGAACGCCTACGAACACCGAAGCCACAAACCAACCGATTGTGCCCTGTCTGTTGCGCACGTTCTCGTCACAGTCCTCATCGAGCGCATCGAGCTTGTCTGCCTTGTAGAAAATAAAGAGCGTTGTCGCTCCCAAGATGATGCAGTTCAGTAGCATCAGAATTTCTCTTATATCCATATCCGTTAATTTTTATTGTTATCCACTGCATCCTCCACCGCTTCGCCGATGTCTTTATTCTTGCTCTTAATAAGCGAAATAATAAACCGCTTGATAGAGAACGTGTTTTTAATTCCGTGCAGTGCACATACGTGCCCTACGATGCTGTCAATCTCCCAGATGCACCCGAAGCCTAAGCCGATAGCCGCTGTTGTTACGTGGTTCGCCCAGCCGAGCGGTTCGAAGATAGCCAAGCCGAGCACCGAGCCGAGTATGAGATATGTAACGTAGTCCACCGCCTTGTTGCACGTTCTTCTGCCTGCTCTCGAAAAACGGAAGTGCTCATGCTTTTTTAGGCTCTCCGACACACCAAACCAAAAGTCGGCGACGATGAGAACGACAATAAGAACGAGCATCCAGCGTAAATCGAACAGGGCGGTAAGTGCTTCCGTGCTCATGGTGCCGACCACGAAAGCCTTTCCTGTACTTGTAGTGATATTTCCTGCCATCTCCATTGTGTTTACTCGATTATTGTCCAAATCTGTTCTCCTCTCTCGTCAGCAGCTTTCAGAATAGGGTAGAGCTTACGGAACGTCGCCGTTGAGTTCAGGACCTTGCCCCTCTCCTTATTCTCGCCGACGAGGATGCAGCCCTCTGTGTCCTTCGCCGTGTTGCCGATGTGTATCAGCACACCCTGATAGCCAGGCGTATTGCACAACCTTGGCAGTATACCTTTGCAGAACTGATACTGTGCCCGACCTCCGAAGCGTGGCGATACCGTCTTCATGTCTACGAGGTATCTGCCCGTAGGTATAGCGGTTTCGCCTTTAATCTTCACTCCGCATATCTGCGCAACTGACATATTAGATGTCAGTCCTCTGTCCTTGTCTTCAAGAGTGTCGCAGACATACTCGCCGTCAACGTACATCTTGCCTATTGTGTACGCATCCTTTCTTGCTATTCGTTTTACTTTTACTTCCATGATATTTGAATTTTTGTTGTTAATCGTATGTTGTTATTGCCAATCTCTCGGGGTAGCCTGCTGTGATGTCATACTTCTCTACCTCCTCAATGGTTGTGAGTTCGCTTACCGCTACCTTATGCTTCGCCGTGGTGTCAAAGCACTGGACAGCGTACATTTCAATGGCAGAGAGTAGGCTTATCGCCTTGTCGCAGGTGAGTTTTAGTTGCGTATCGCCAAACCACAATGTGACCTTTTCCAACCCAGAGCTTTGAGCGATAGTAGTGGAGTTCATAAGACCGACACGTGTAGCCTTGTCGAGCCACATTTTAGTGCCGTCTACCAAAAAGCTATTCACTGCGTCTGACGTGTCGTAGGCATCTATCTCCGCTATCTTCTGTGTCTTCGCAGTTGCAAGCTCGGACGCTGCGAGCTTTGCCTTAAACTCCTCGAACGCAGCCATAACCTCGTCTTGCGTGTATTCGTCACTCCGTACCGAACACTCCCAACACTCGTATGCGTTCATCTCAACATTCAACTGCTCGTCGAGGTGATAAATAGTTAGACCTCCCAACGCATATTCTTTCTTAAACAAATCCGCAGGGATGAGTGTGCGGACAAAACTAACTATTTTCTTCATATCTTGTTCTTTTTAATTATCCATAAACATAGCCATCCCATACTATTGTGCAGCTATTGCCACTGCTTTTAGTGGTAGTTTTGAGGGTGCACGTTACAATCGCCTCCTGATTTGTTCCAACCTCGTTCGGAAGGCTGGAGGTTCCAATGGTAGTACTGCCTCTTTTATTTATTGTGCCACCGCCAACTATCACTACAGAGGTGTTTGCTTTATTTATTACAATAAACTTTTGGTCTAAGTATGGTACTGCCTGCGCGAAAGGAACCGAATTTGGTCTTGTGCTGCTACTGTAATTGGTATATGGCAGAATAATTGTAGGGTAGTCGCTACCATACACCGCCCTAAAATCACCTTCAAAACTAACAAAGGAGCCTGCGACTGCGAAATCGAAAACTACGTAACCAAGTTGAGCGGAAGGTATGGTGTATTGTCCGATGTTCTCCGGCGTGATGACCGTCAACTTTTTTTTAACAAAACCACTAAACAGACCTGCACCAACCTCCAGCAAGCCTTTCTCGTTCACACGCGCCGTCACCTCGCCGCTGTTGTTGCGCACCTCGAACCTATCCGCCGTTGCCGTTATCTTGCCGTTCTCGATGTCGATGCCCGTAGATTTTAAGTCGGTCTCCAGCTTGCCTGCCTCTGTCTTGTCGTAAGGCGAAAGGCTCCATCCACCATACTCTGTGCCCTCCATGAGCATCAGACGACACAGATTGATAGTACCGTTCTTGCGAATAGCTGTTTCTATCAGTAGCCTTGAGCAACCACTGGGCACTGTTATTTGGGACGTGTATAGTGCCCAGTCACCAACAATATTGGGATAGTTTTTCGATTCGACAACTGCACCTGCGACACCATTATCGAAGCGTTTGATTGTGTAATACGCACCGCTATCTGTTGCCCTTATGACCCTCACCCAAACACTGAAGATGTATTTTTTGCCAGGTGTCACACGCACATCTTTGAAGTATAGACCAGTCCATGTGTTCGCAGTCGCCCCCTGCGCATTGAATACTGCGTAGTTTGAGCCGCCAACACCGCCACCGTTTATTATGTTCACTGCCTGCGAGAGACCGGCAGCAATCTTCACGATGTCATCCCATGGACGTAGGGCTGAGCCGACGATGCAGTTCTTCAAGTTCGTGGTCGTTTCAACCTGTAGCGAGATTTTTTCAGTTGACTGCTCAATCTTTGATATTTTATTTCCCATCGCAGTCTGCTCTTTGGTAAGCGTAGTGATTTTGCCTGCTGTCTGTGTGATTTGCGAGCTAATCTTTGATATTTGTCCATCCACCTCGCTCTTATTGTTGTTGACCGTTGACTTGAGTCCATCCACGGACATTACAAGCTCCGCAAACGACTGCGTGCTCTTTATCTCGCCATTAGCATTGCGCGTAACGAACTTAAACTTGTTAGCTATGGCGAACATCTCCTGACGTGACAGGACAAAGACCTCCTTGTTTTCTAACGAGTAGCTATCTACGCCTTCGTACATCTTTAAAGAAGGCGCATCCGCTCCGTATGCCGATAGAACAACGACTGACTGGCGTGCCGTGTCCGTCGTATTGCCCATCTGTACAAGCTCGTCACCTGCCTGCGGAATATCGCTGCCAGTATCGCAGAAATCAGCCAACACATCAATAAAATCTTTACCTACCTTGTACACCTTACGCCAGTAGTATCTGTTCTTCACGTTCTCACTCACGCCCTCCTTGACGTTGAACGTCTGACAGCGCACGAGGTCGCCCTCGACGAACTGGTTTTCTATCTCCTCGTCGCCTTTCTTCTGCGAGAAGTAACAGCGGTAAACATCGTAACGTAGGGGAGAGCCGTCGTATTCGGGAAGAACCGTGAACTTCTCAAAATAGACCACATTGCTAATCTTCATGGCAGCAGGCGACAGAACAATCTCACCACCTACGCTTTGAAGCTCTCGGATTACGAGCCTTACGAACTCCGCTGCCTTGCGCACAAGCAGGCGGTCTACCTCCAAGTAACTGTCACCACTTCCGTTGTAATCGCCAAGTTTGAAGCCGGAGCCGAGCGCACCCGACTTGAAGATTTGAGAGATAAGTCCTTTAAATATCGCCACACCTTCAGGAGTTACTCGATATGCACCATTGTCGAACGTCAGTCCTTTTTCAAAGTTTATAGGTTCTTGCGCCGTATCCTTTTTTACCTTAGAGAGGTACATTTTATCCGCAATAGCTGCGTTAAAACCACTTCCGCCGGTTGGGATATTGCCCAGACTTCTCACAACTTCCCCTTCTACAGACTGAACAATCTGCTTGATGTCGTTTTGTCCTACTTCGAGAGAAGTAACGAGTTCTACTTCTACACTTGTAAGCACGTTGTCATCAATCTTTACTTGGTAGTTGCTTACAAAAACATCTATAAGCTCGTTATTGTATTTTATTGTGAGCTTTGTGTTTTCGCTAAGCATCGCGGCAAAGTCTGTATTTTCCTGTAGGAATATGCGCGAGAATTTAACGGAGTAATTAAATTTATCTTCGTTATTCTCGCTCATGTGTTTGATAAGAGCCTCGTCAAGTCGTCTTTCTGCGGCTGTTATTAATACGAGCGGTGCTTTTATGCCTGTTATCACAAATTTGTCGCCTTTTTGAGGTTTTAAGCCTGCCGATGCATTTGGCATAACAACGCCAAGCGTGGAAGTTTCCTTTTGAACCGCAATCCAAATCTCTTTTGTTTGGGAGTTTTGGTTGAGTGTGTCGGACTTAATGTCACTTTCCTGCATTATGTAGTCCTGATAATCTTCTCTAACGGCTTTTAGGTTGCCGTTTTTATCGACGCTTACTGGATTGTAACAGATATTGTTTGCCTTATCCCAGTAGCACATTATTGGGAAAGAACACGCAGGACACCCATGACACTCAATCATCTCTATCTTTCCGCTTTCACTTTCGAGGGCGTGTTTGAACAAGTCAAAACCAAACTCGCCACTAAACTTATGAAGTTTAATATAGAAGTATGGATGTAGGAAATTGCCATTCTCATCTTTTGCGTCGCTATCAGCCTTGTCAAATGCCACATCTGCGAAATCGCAGAAGAGTTGACCAAGACCATCTTTTTGGATTACATCATTACGTATTCCTCTGATAGTCGGCTTAATGTCGTCAAACGTCACATACCCTTGATGTGGATTTTTATCCTTATATAGATTGTTGAAGTGATACAAAGTATTTGTACCAGGTATCGTATAAATTTCCCGTTGGTCGTCGCTCGGAGTATTAGTTGCGTAGTAGAAACGGTCTGCCCCTTCGCTTTTTCTGTATATGGAAGGCATGAGGTTTGTAGATGGAGTTATCCATTTACGTCCTGTGATATAGACTTTTGTTGCTGTGTTCTCATTGCTGTTTGGATCTTTTTCTAAAACCCACTTGCCCTTACCATTATCTTGCGTGGCATATATCCAACGTGCCTTAGCCTTTAAAACTTTCTCCACGTCAGCAAAAGTAATACCGCAGTTTTCATATTCACATTTAAGTTCCTCGCCACACGTCATATATAAACCCGAACCCTCGGATTTGAGGGTATAATTGAGACCACTTCCTGTAAATGTAAACTTGCGTTCGTAAGAGTTTATCGCCTGCCATATTGAAGGTTGGGCTGATACGGATGCAGAAAGTTGAAAATTTATACTAATCTCAATAGTAATATCAATGGTGTAATCTCCATCATACGGAAACATGTATTTTTTTATTGGATTGCCAACTTTGTCCTTTAGGAGATATGGACTGACTGCATCTGAATGGATAGAAACCGTCTTGATTACCGATGAACTCTCCCATGAAAGGATAGAGTCGCCAGATCTCATTCCGTCCAATGTGTAAAGAAATGCCGATACTTCAAATTTACTCATATCCAATATTGAGCCTGCGTGACCCTCAATCGAGATATGCATCGGAAATACGTAATTTGTCTTTACGTTTTTTATGTTTGCAGGAGTAGATGAGCCATTTGAAACAATATAACCAAAACTCGTAAAATCAACGTTCGGGTCATAATATTTTGTCAGGAAATAACCAAACAGCCCGGGATGTTGTAGTGTTGGCACAAAAGTTTCATCTGCAATGGTGTTGTTGCCCATTGTTTGTCCTGGATTTTGCTGAGTATCAGACTTTACGACTACACCTTTTTCTATACTATACACAATGCCTGTATTGATGTCTGCCGAACCCTCTGCTACATCAAATAAAATAAACGGCTTGTTGTAAATGTCAGATGAAGCCCATTTGTTAAGCTTATCTATAGATATGTTCTTAATTGTACTACCATTTGCATTTTCGATGTTATACTTTGCAGTACCAAACTCGTCCTCATTCGGATAGTAATATGGTATATTATCGGACGAACCACAACCAGTAATCACGTCTATTGCCTTATTGTTGGTGTTGCTGCGCTGTATAGACATCAAAGCTGCGTCGCTGCCGTATTGCAGAACGTACCGACTTCCATAATTTCCGCTTGTACTCAAGTCGTGCTGCACACTACCTACGTGACATATTTTGCCCACCCAGTAATAATCAAGCTCAAATGTTGTTTTTATAAGCTGAATAACAGCTGATAAATACTGCGACTCAAAGGATAGTTCTTTTATTTCATCTGCACCATAACCTTCGTCTACTACAATGCAATAGCCGTCTACACCGTTTTTATCGTAAAGACCACAGTAAGCCATGCTATCGTTTATGCGACTAACAAACTCGTCGATGTCACCACCAAACGAGAATTTCGTTTGATTGGAACAATACTTGTCACCTCCATTAGTATCGTTAGGCTTCTGTGATACAACATCAAAAAACAAAGTATTATCCAAGACTTCTCTCTTGGAAACAAAAGAAGCCTCGTGTTTATACAACCCTGATGTGCCATCTTTGCTTGAAGACGGAATAGATGTTGCGTAGTATTTCTCGCCATCGAATTCTACATACTCCTCGCGAGACCACTCTTTGTCGAGGGGGCGCGAGAAATAGAAGGATGCAGAAATAGAGGGAGCTCCACCTTCACGCTTACGGCTGTTTGTGTAGCTCTTGATGCAGACAAAATCTGTGTCAGACGGAAACAAGTGTGTCTCCGTAACTCCGTTTTTCGTCGTCTTGTCTATCTTTATGTATAATGCTTCCGCTTTCATCTTATTATATGTTTATTTCCGTATTATTCCCCTACGCTTCCGTTTGCCGGTTCGTTCTCATTATCAAGTCGTATTTCTTCGTCGGGTGTTGATACCGTATTCTTCTCGACACCAGTCTTTGTTGAAATTAATCCTGCGCCCTTCAGCGTACAAAGCATCTGATTCCATGCAGCTTCGTCAAATGGCTGCCAAGGCTTAAATGACGCACTTACTTTCATTTTTGCAAATTCTGTAATGGCATTAGGGTTCTCGCCGTTCGCCACAAGCTGTTTTGCAAGGCCTTCCTTAAACAGACGAACGTGTTTGCTCACAAAGTTCTGCCACTCGACAACAGCGTTTGCCGTGCGCTCTATATCCAATGATCGCGTCATCTGAATTGCGAGTCCGCTAATATCTCCGCTTGACTTTACATCTTTGGGGAGAATGAATGTTGCACCGCAGCCAATCTGTATCTGGTCAAGAATTGTTTGCATAAACTCAATCATACCTTGAGGAGAAGGAGGTGCCTTAAACTCCGCAGAGCCCTTGCCGTCAAGCGTAGTGTCGTTGAGGATAATTGAACCTGCAATTTTCTTTGCTGTTTCATTAATACGTCCTTTGATGTAGAGAATACCCCAACCGTGGCGTTTTTGGATTACCGCAAACAGATTGAAGATTATCTCAAACAATTCAATCAAATTCTGCACCTTATTCCATGCCACATCACCGCGCTTTGTGGTTAGCGGACTTTCAGAGAAGCCGTGCGCCTCTGAATACGCCATGCGCCACTCGCCTGTTTCCGTTGCGCCGGAGCTGCTCCCTGCTGTCACGTCCTCAACAACCTCATCGGTAAAGTGGTAGTGATATGTATTATCGTAAGCGTCAATATGTCTTGAGCCGTCTTCTGTCTGATAATAAACACAATCAAGTAGGGGCTCTCCGTTGTCGTCTTTATGCGTGATTATTTGATAGCCATCCACATAAGAAAACAATCGACTCCTAACCTCGTTATTTTCGTTCATATATGTCAGCAGACCGACATCACCATAACTTAACTGCGTCGCAACAGCAAGCATCTCTGCACCATCCTGGTTGCTACTCTCCCAATGCCACTTCAAATCCGCGAAATTCTTTTTCAATGTTTCGTTCGGGTTGTTATCGTGAAGCACAAACACGCGCTTGTTACCACAAAGAGAAAGGGTGCATTTTTCCATAATTCGCGCCTGTAATGCAATGCCGAATTTTTTAAAATCAATTTCAACATATCCGCCGTTCTTGCCCTGTTGCTTGACGCAGATGCTTGGCAGATTCTCGTCAAAGATTACGCTATGGCAGTTCGGATCGAGTTCTTTAGCAAATCGCTCCTGACTTACAACCGTCATTTTAACATTTGGCAGCTTTGCTTCCATGCGGCTGTTTGTACATACGGTTTTTCCATCACGGTTATCATTTACCGAAGGTGTGTCACAACCGCGTAAAAACGGCTTCTTGAACAACATCTTTTCGGGATGTGCCAGGAAATCTGAAATTATATCTTCTCTACGTCTGCTCATTTTCTTTTATTTCTTTAAGTTGGTAATGTTTCATGCACGCTGCCTTGGATGGCCAAAAGTTACATTCTCTATTTGTGTGGGGACAAACAATATCATGCTTACTCGGTACGATGATTATACGCTTTTGTTTCTGCGTCTCCTCCATTTCAAACTTATCGTTAAGTTTTACGCGAAGGTCGCCTTCCATTTTCAATGCGTCTTTTATGTCTATCGCCTTGCTTTCGCCAAGCATCTGAACTCGCTCCAACAACTTTATAAGGTCATTTTTGTTTTGTTCTTTAGTTATAACTGCAACGTTCACTACTCCTACACCGAACGGCTCTAAGGCTACAAGTATCTTCTTAAAGCGCGGTGTTTCGTAAAGAGCATCTCCGTCACCTTTCTTGCCGTAAGCAATGCGGTATGCAAAATTCTTGTCCTCGAACGTATCGCAAAGTGCGGCAAAGGCGACATCTTCTGCTGTCACCTTAGACCACTCTCCTCGTACGGAGTCAAGTATTATTTTTATGTCATCTGTTTTAATCATATCCTCTCATTTATCCCCACAATGTTTCGTCGTATATGCTTTGTGCGAACGGGTTCTTATGACGTTCTTCCTTGTATTCTGCCGTTACCACAGCCACAAGTGCAAGACTCTCTTGTATCTCCCTGCCGTACTCGTAGTTTACGCAGGGCAGAAATCTCATAGCGCACGGGTCAAGCAAGTCCATTGATCGACCTTTTCCAAGGTTGCGGTTCATCTCTTTCTTGCTCATCAACTTACGCTTACCGTTTGGCATTTTCTCAAACCTAACCACGGCACACTCCTCCAAAAATTCATTTTGTATAGTTACCTTGTATTTGAGGTTTTGGTGTGTGTAAGTCTTTTCTGCAACCGCATCTTCCATCGTCAACTCGCCGGCATTAATCATCCTACAAAGTCTGAGATAACACAAATCTTTAAGCGTCATGGCAGTAGGGTAGTATATACCAATCGGCTTTGCGCTGCTCATATACGGGTTGGCATCGGGTATATAGTCATTAAAGTACCTACCTGCCGTTGCGTCATATATGATGTGGCTCTCGGCAATACCGTGTTTTATGGCAAACTGACGAGCAAACTCGGCGTTCTGTCTCGGAGTTGAGTGTGGATGTATCTCTATATCGACTATATGAAAACCATTCCACGCTATCATAAGCATATTGTCCGTACCATAGTCTGCAAGGTCAATCGTTATCCACTTTTCTCCCGTTAAGGCAGGGTCGTTAGTAAAAACCCTGCGTGCATTGATGCCGCTAATCGGCAAATCCTCTTCTTCCTCGGGGTCTACATTCCAGTTTCCTTCAACAAGAGCCTGTGCCATCTTGCCGCCACTCGCCGCAATAGAGCCGATGTAACCGGCGTTTCCATCAAGCAAACCCTTATTCTCACTAAGTCTACCTTGATAAAATACAAAGCTCTTGATAATGTCCTTGTAACTAAAATTGCCACCAATAGCAGCCAGTTTCCGGTCTATATCTATCTTGCATTTTAGGTACACCTCTTTTTTAGAGTCTCCCCATACCACATCTTTTACAGATGCCCCATTGACGTAGAAATACCTAACCTTGCCGTCTCTTTCAGGATTTATCTTGCCGTCAATCCCGATATACCAGTCTATGAATGTTCTTATCCAGTGGCTTCTTTTCGGGTTCATGGTGGCAAAGAACTTACCTGTGAAAGTTTTGCTTTGTCCTCGGTTTCGTGTTATCACGTACGAGAAGGCCTCCCACGACATCTCTGTAAGCTCGTCGATCGCAATCATATCATACTCCCAACCTTTTGCACGCTCTCGGAGTTTATCCATGTTTGAGTCGTCAAGATAGGTAAGGTCACAGAAGGTGCCGTTTGGAAACGAAATGCGAGGGCTGTCACTTTCCTTTACCTTTATATAGTCTGCGCCGAATATCTGCTTAAACTTCTCTACGAAGCCACCTCCTGCCTTCTGATTACCAAGACTACGACGCGAAATCATCGCACGGAAGTCTGGATCTGTCATTAAAGGTTCCGCCATAGCAAGAACGAGGGCAAACGACTTTCCGGCTGCCAGAATTCCACCGCCGAAACAAACATCTACGTTTGCGGTCACAAAAGACTCCTGAAAGCCTTCTTGCGGTTTTATTATTATATCCTTATCCTCGCTACTCATATCACAAAAGTAATACTTTAATTCGCTTAGATACAGCATTTTAGTAAGCCTTATTTGACACGTATCAAATACACATTTGTAATTATTTGTGCTTCATGTAATATAAAGCTAATTTTGTTTCAAACAAATAAAACACAAAGCACATGAAGTTTACAAAAGAACAGCTTTTAGATGCCCTAAAAGCAAAACTCACTGCAAACGGAAAACACCTTTCCATCAGCGAGAAGACTATCAAGAGTTTGAGTGACTCCCACTACGACCTTTTGGTTAGCGAAGAAACAGAGATTGACGATTTGGTTAGCAAAATTCTTCCACAGTACGTTTCCCTTAACGGAAACTACGAAAAGGACAACGCGGACTTTATCAAAAAGTGGAAGGAAGAGCATCCTGAGCCAAAGCCAAAGCCTGACAAAACTCCTAATCCCGACGACAATGGTTCTTCTGAGGTAGAAAAGAAGTTGCTTGAGCGTCTTGAGGCTTTGGAGAGAAAGGAGGCGGAGGCTGAAGCTGCGAGACTAACATCTGTGAAGCGCGGTGAACTTCTTGAGAAGTTCAAGGAGAAAGGAATTAGCGACGACAAGTGGATTGAGGCCTACTTGAAGAAACTATCAATCTCCAAGGACACGGACATTGAGGCGGAAACAACCGATGCACTCGACTTCTACAATCTCTCTCATGCGAACAGCGGAGGTCGCAAGACACCTGGCAATAGTGGCGGTAATAACAACGGCGACATCAGTGCAGATAGATGGAAGGGCGTAAACAAGGCACTCGGTGGAATTACTCCTCAGAAGTAGTGTTGTAATTTATTAATTTTTTAAGGTAAGTTTTATGGATAACTTTTTTTCAAGACAGGCTAACGGTGGTGCGGTATTTATGGGTCGCACTCTCGTGCAGGCGCACGGTAATATCGGTGGCTACAGAAACGTCTTTGTGAAAATTGTCAATAGCAACAAGGGCGCACTTAGCTATCCGACATCGGGCGGTATCGTAAAAAACCCGTTCCCTGGTCGTGCGAAAATTTACGCAGGTGATTTCTGCGAGTACACGCCAAACCTCGACGATACTCATGGTGCAGAGGTGAAAATCCTCAAATTCTATGAGGTAGCAAAAGAAGCTGTAGGCACCGACACAACCATCAAGATTGTTCGTGACGGCTATCGTCATATTCCATTTGTCGGCGATAACATCATGGTAGGTCAGAAGGACTTCACAACCAAGGCTAAGGCGGTTTCGGTCACACGTGTAGAGAAGTCAACGGAGGCTGGTGCGGATGTATGGGTTCTTACACTCTCGGAGGCTCTCGGCGCGGCAGTTAAGAAGGGCGACATTCTTGTCGAAGCAGCAGGGGTTGGAGCGAGCGTGCTCCCAATGGTAACAAACCCCAACTCCTACGCAGACAAGGACATGGATTTCCTGTATGACCCGAGTACATCTGACGACGATTACGATGGCGCGAGATACATGTTTGCTCCGGCGTTAGCACAGCAGGATACCATTATTGACCTTTTGGCTGTCGGCAAGCTTCCGCCTGCCGTTCTCGCCCTCAACAAGAGTCGCGTCAAGACTTGGTTTAACCTCTAATAAACATCATGTTTAACACACAAAACTATTAGCAACTATGAGATTTGATTTTAACAACTCTGATTGGGCGGCTCTGTTTCGTTCGCGCGACAATGGTAGCGAGCTTTTCCAGTCACTCGTAGATAATACGCCTGTCCTCAATCTTGATTTGGGTTGGGCCTTGTCTCAGGGTCATATCGCTGATGCTCCTACGCCGACCGCAGACGATGGTTCTGCTACATTCCGCATTGAATCGAGCAAGTTGGAAGCAGCTCCACTTATGGACCTTCGTGCCCCACTTGGTGAGAGTCAGCAAATGGATGCAGAGGGCGCAGAGGAGTATGTAGCTTCTATTCCTGACTTTATCGCTCGCGGTTGGACCGAGACAGCGGCACAGCGTGCCTATAAGGAGCGTATATATGCACAGCTCGGCAATACAGACAGAATTATTGCCAACTGGATTGAAAAGGTACTTCTCCGCGGCTTGAACTCGGCTAAGTCTACCCTTAATCAGATTGGAGCTCAGTTGGCCACCAAGGGCAAGGCTGACTACAAGGGCTTGGGAGCAGGTATCTACGCAAAGCTTCACGATGCGCGTATTCCAGCTGAGAATTTCGTTAAGGCTGGCGCAAAAACTTGGACCGACCCTGCTTGTAAGATTCTTACACAGATGCGCAAGATTGAGGACAACTACCGCGACAAGCGAGGCGGCTACTCTGGAGCTCTCACATGGAGAATGACAAAGAACATGTACGTCAACACCTTCTTGCAGAACCAGGAGGTTCGCGACCTTTACGCCTCTTGGTGTAAGGCAAACTATATCGCCTACGTCGAAGGTATGCCTATCACCAACGAGCAGTTCTTGCAGTCGTTCACTGACATTCAGGGCATCTCGCCGATCGAGATTGTCACTGAGAAAGAGCGCAACAAGACACGCACAACCGACACTATGGTGCAGGGATGGGCAGACAATATCGCGGTTCTCCGACCAGCAGGCGATATGTTCGAGTTCAAGTACGCCAATGTCCTTGAGCGTGAAATGTACACCAAGTATGGCGCGAAGAGCATCGACACAACTTTCGCAACTATGCTCAACGGACTGGTTACAGCAATGAACACCACCACCGACAACGGCCGCTTGCAGGAGTGGCATACCGATGTGATGATGTCTGCAACACCAGCACTTCTCTCTTTCACAAACCATGAAATTGTCAACACTGCAAACGCAGGCGAGTAGTTATCATGGCATTACAATAACCAAATCCACTTCTCTTTAAAATGGCAGTATTGAAGTTTGACATAATCGAATACCTAAGCGGTTTGACAAGTTTTGTTTTTGACAAGGCGATTCTTAACCGCGTGGCTTTCGAGTGCGGAGTTTGCAATGTTGAGACCTATACGGATCTTACAGAAGAAGATCGTGACAGATGCAAGGCGGCTCTACTCGAAACCATCGTGTTCGGACCACATCAAACGGCATCTTCCACAAGTAAGCATGGCTCTTATGCACTAACCGTGGGAGCACAGACCATTACATCGCAGGCATTAGAGAGTATCAAGTCTGAACTTCGTAGGATTTATATAAAATACTCCAACAAAGATAAGCTTGAAACCCTCAATGCTTCCGATGGAGAAATAAGATGGATTTCAGAAACGGATTAAGCTATGTACACCGATAGAAGCCAGATGGTAGAATATGAATACGATGGCGTGTTCTATTTAAAGGAACGCATAATCGCACCTGACGGCAATCTGCTCACAGAAGACGACAGGGAAGTTGTTGTTCATAAAACAAAGTGCGACATACAAAAAACAGATAAACTGCTTAATGCAGGTGTCGTTTCTATGGGTTATAGCATATATTTCCCAATGCCGGTAGACGAAAGCGGAGAAGAGAAACTCCCTAAAGGTCTGAAAATCGGCATACGTTTTCGGGGTAACATTTGCGGACTTGATGTAGACGGAATGGTTATAGGTATCGAACCAACGAAACTTCACGGATGTGTAGCTTATATAAAGGGAACTGACATCTAACAGATAGATTATGGCGCAAAAAACACAAAGAAGAATATCTCGCATTGAAAACTATTTTTCGACGCTTCTTTCCAACAAAGGGCTGTCCGACAACATCTTCATCGGAGAATTGCCGCCTACCACAAACAAGGAATGGGAAGACTTCGTAAATGTTGACATCGGACAGCAGCGCGACTACGGCGGCTACTCTCTCGGCTACGCCAACATCTATCTGTACGCAAGGCCGAAAGGCACACTGCGCAGAAAGAACGTAAAGACCCTCGACAAGATGGAGGGTATCCTGGATATGATTATCGACGAAGCTAACAGTAAGGACTATGTTATCCAGGAGCTTTATCGCGACGATGGTTATGACGCGAACCGTCAGTTTCATTTCGATATGATCTCCGTTTCGGTTACAGTAAAATAATTTCAACACAAAAAATCAGATAAACGTTTAAAAACACAAGAATATGGCTAAAGTAACAAATACCGGCGCAGGCGCACTGAAGCTTGTTAAGCCTGACGCAATCGTTGTAACCCTGTTCGCAGGCACAGAGGCAGACGACATTCCAAAGGGCGATTCTTACATTCTTGATGATGTCCTGCGTGATACTACAAGTATCGCGCAGGACGACAACAGTACAAGTGATGTTGAACGTGAAACCTCCGACACGCCAATCCTTTCGATTGTAACAAGTGGTAAGTACCAGCTTGCAGCAGAGGTTGCGGACACACAGAAAGACCTTTTGGTTGCATTGTGCGACTTTACCTACGATGAAACAACCAAAAAGGTGTACGCCCCTGCCGCATACAAGGCCAAGTACGCAAAGGTCGATATTGTGTTTGGCACCAAGGCGGTTGTCGTGCCGAAGGTACAGCTCAACTCAAAAGTAACTATGGAGTCGCTCAATACGAGCGTCGGCAAGATTGCTCTCGCCGGCACAGCACAGCTTGCATCACTCAAGATTGGCGCAAGCGGTACTCAGAAGACAATCAAGACTCCGTACTACCTTGACGAGGACTACACCATGCCAACAGGCGGGTAAGCAGGTTCTTTATAACTCTCGATTATATCTTCATGGGGCGGCGGCTTTAGTGCCGTTCGCTCCATTTTTAGTTTAAAGACTTATGGCAGACTCATTATATAGACAAGCCGTCAACGCAATTCTTTTAGAATTGGAGAAAGATGCGAAAAGTGTAATGAACGAGTGTATTCAAGAAATCACATACACACATCGTTCATATAATCTGTACGACTCTTACGGATATGGTATATATCTCAATGGAAAACTAACCAAATCCGGATTTCTATCTGCAACACCAAAAGCAACTGAAGGCAAGAATTGGTACGGAGAAAAGATAAAAGGTCGTGATGCAATAAGCGACTACCTCAATAAGGACTACAAACCAAGTGGCGCGATAGACTTAGCTATAGTGGCAGCTATGCCATACGCCAAAGTGCTGGAAGATGGAAGTGGTAATCTCAAGAGGTCGTATAGAGTAATATCTATGTCCGTTCAGAAGTTACGAGCTTTAGCGGCAAAATATAATGGAGTTGTCAAAGTAATCAGAAAGTAAAAAAAGAAAATATGGGAAAGGTCTACAGGATAAAAAAAGACCCTGCAAAAGCAAGAAAACAGGCTGAAGAGGATGCAAAAAGAGTAACCCCCAGTACACCCTTGTCCGATGCAGCAATGGAACGACTTGCACAGATTATGAATGACACACCGACCACTGTAAGGCTACAAGGCACCGAATGGGAGATTAAAGCCCTAAAGCCTGGCACCCAGTGGATGATTGCGGAAGAAGCCTGCAAGATAGTAAAAGGCGAAAATCTGTCTATGGGTGATGTCATTAAGGAGTTTGCCGTCAATTTGCCTTCCGTGGCAAAAGTTATCACGCTCGCACTACTGAACGACAAAGGCCGCATTAATTCTGACGAATACCAGCAAGTCTACGACCAGCTTCTATGGGGAGATTACGACATCAAGGACTGGGCGACACTACTCGTTGAGATTCTAAATCTTCTTGATGTGGATTTTTTCTTCGCGAGTACCAATGTGATTCAGACCGTTCGCAACCAAGCTCTGGCGAGAAAGACACAAGCAGCAGAATTGTGCCTGCAAGAACGGAATATGGACAGATGATAGATTTCTTACGCGCCAATACATGGTGCTCGCAGGAAGAATACAAATGGCAAATGACCGTTCCACAAGTCCGACTTGCATCAATGGACTTCACGCATATCGAATACCTATCCGACAATGAGAAGCAGAACGGGAACCTACAAAACGCAAAGGTAATCAATGGAGTGGAAGACCTAAAAAATCTCAACGACCTCGGAATACCTATTTTATAAACTCTAAAACTACAAATTAATTATGGGCAATTCAGCTTTAGGCGCAGCGTTGGCAATACCACAAAGTGCACTTGATGCCATAAAGGAGGCAGATCAGAAGCTTAAAGATATACAGAACACCGCAAAAAACACCGCAGTCGGGGTTGCTAAATCTTTTAAGGACATGGCGGTGGGTACACAGCCATTTCTTGATGCGTTGGACAAAGTAGTGGCAAAACTCAACGTTATAAACGCTTCGGCGGCAAACGTAAGCGGTGGTCTGAACAACATCGGAGTAAGCGCAGGCAGTATGAGCGGCAATATTACACAGGCTTCACAGAATATACAGCAGATGGTTGCACAGCTTTCAAACATGAAAGGTGCAGGCACAAGCAGTATAATGCAGGCAGTATTTGCGTTTCAGAGATTACAGGAGGCAATTAAGGGCGCAAGTGGCATGAACATCGCAGAACTCAAAAAAGAGATTGGCACGATTGGTAGCATATTGAAAGATACAAGCTACAACCTTACCAAAACAGATCAAGACTCCCTAATCAAGCGCAAGAAAACACTCCAGGACGAGCTGAAATACCAACAGCAGATCTGTGAAGAGCGCGTTATTGCGTTTCAGAAAGCTCTTGACAAAATGTCGAGTGCAGAAGCTTCATTTAATGCCAAGCAAAGAAAAGCCTACTCCGACAGAAGTAAAAAGTACCAAGAACAGAACTACGAACAGAATACATCTTACAAAGGTGCGCTTGATTTCTCTGCAGCAGCCAACACACTTAACCGACAGGCGCGTGCGATTGCGTATCTGAGAGAAGCCCGTATGAAGCTGTCACAGACGGACGCTGACTATAAGCAAAAACTTGAAACACTGAACGCTGCAATCGCTCGGCACACTCAAAGCCTCAAAGAAGCAGGCGAAAGTTCGCGTAATCTCGCCAAACAGACATCATATATGTCGGGTTATATTTCCCGTTGGGCACAGCGCATGGCGTTTGCGTTCTCTGTTAACCCCGTGCAAGGTTTTGTAGAGCAGATAGCTACGGTGCGAGGTCAGTTCGAGTTGTCGCAACGTTCGCTTGAATCTATCTTGCAGAACAAGCCGAAAGCGGATGAAATATTCAACAAAACGGTGGAACTTGCCGTTAAATCACCTTTCCGAATCAAGGATTTGGTTGATTATACACGACAACTTTCCGCTTATCGAATTGAGTCTGATAAACTTTATGATACCACCAAGCGACTTGCCGATGTTTCAGCAGGTCTTGGCGTTGATATGGGTAGACTTATCCTTGCTTACGGACAGGTAAAAGCGGCTGCGTATCTCCGTGGTTCAGAGGTGCGTCAGTTTACGGAGGCAGGCGTAAACATGTACGGAGAGCTACAGTCTTACTTCAAAGAGGTTAAAGGTGAAGCATATACAACAGCGCAGATTGTGGATATGATTTCCAAGCGTAAGGTTACATTTGAGGATGTTGAGGCAATATTCCAACGCATGACCGATAAGGGTGGAATATTCTATAATATGCAGGAGATACAGGCAGAAACTCTCCAAGGTAAGATTTCCAACTTGAAGGATGCTTTTGATGTGATGCTCAACAGCATCGGCAAGGATAATGAAGGTACTTTCAAAGGAATGATTAGCGCTGCAACAGCTCTACTTAACAACTGGAAAGCCATCGCAGCCGTAGGACAGGCGTTGATCACTATCCTTGCTACACTCAAAGCGCGTTCGTTGTTCTTGAACTCTACCTTGGGAATTGCTTTTTCACAAGCAAGTGGTAGTGGTCTCGCGCGATACAAGGCATTGTTTGTAAACGCCTTCGGAAGTATGAGCAAGGCACTAAAGTCCTTCGGTGCGGTCGCCAAATCATCATTGGCAGGATTGGGAGTTTTTGCGGCTATTGAAGTCGTAACTACCGTCATTTCAAAATGGAATGATTACAACAAAGCCGTAAAAGAGGCGCAAGAAGAAAGTATCAAGACACGTGGTGCCATCGCAACAATGGAAAGCTCTTACAACGAACTCGCGAAAGCAGCCGGCGATGCAAACTCAAAGCTTGCAGGAAGTGAACTTGAGCAAAATATCAACGACAGGCGCGTGGCTCTGCAAAAACTCATAGACCTCGCCACAAAGGAAGGACTTGTCTTTAAGATAAACGTTGACGCGCTCAACGAAAGTGAGCTTGACGCGACTTTTGAGCAGATAAAGAAAAAATACACGGGATTTGTGGACGACATCGAGGTAATCGAGCGAAAGTACGCCAATAACGGCAACTGGAACACATGGTTCACAGACGGACTTGACGACGATATGAACGACTACAAAAATGCCGTCGTGGACGCTTTGGCAATGTCGTCACAGATGGAAACGGCAATAGCTCTCGTTAACAGCAATTACGACAAGGCGACCGATAAGACCAAGAAGTATTTTGACGAAATTCGCGCCGGACAGAAAGACGGCGAAACCAACCTCGAATACTGGCAGAGGATGGTGATTGCCCTCAACCGGTTAAACTCCATAACTATTAACGAAAACAGGGGTATACCCGATTGGCTAAAGAATGGTCATCTTGACAGTTTTAGTAGTGCATTTCTCGATATTCAAAAAAGCGGCAATGAACTAATAAGCGAATTTGACAACATCTTCGGCGACTTGAAAACGAAATACAAGGGCGACAAAGTTCTGATACAGGCAGTAATAGACCGAACCGCCGCAAGGCACGATTGGGACCAGTATTCGCAAGAACTTGCGTACAGACACTTTGGTATCAATATCTCCGTGGATAAAAAAACTACAGAAGAGGAGGTCAGCTGGGTAGATGATTATATCGCCAACTTCTTTGCCAAAAGGAAATACGGCGTTAATTTGGTCGTAAAAAAGATTGACGATGATGGTGCGGTCGAGGACTTTATTAAGGCAGGGGATAAGGCTGGAAAGGCAGCTAAAGCATGGAAAGAAGCCGAAAAGAGAATTTTTAAGGGTGTCGCCAAAAACACCAAGACGGTCAAGGTTTCTGAAGAAATCAGGTCACTATTTGGACCTAATGACATTCGCGTTAGTGGCAAGACGATAGACGTTTCTACGTTGCGAGAAATGTTTAAGCAATACAAAAAAGCCGCCACGCAGGAGGCGTTGGCTCTCGGCGTCAATCCGTTTGAGAAAAAAGACAAGAAAGTACAAAAGGAGCAGCGCGACATGTTACAGGAGCGTATATCTCTATTAAAAGATATGAACGCCAAGTACAACGAGCTTATCAAGATTGAAAGCAAAGAGCGAGCTTTAACAGACACACGCAAGTACTTCAAGGAGGCAGCACAAAATGTTGGATGGAACGCTAACGATATTCTCCCCGACGACAAATATATTGCCAAGCGTATTCGAGAAATCGGCAATCAGTACAAGGAGGTGGGTAAGCGCGGCAATGCACTCCGTATTGCAGCAGACATCGACTTGAACATATCTAAAACGGAGTACGACAAGCTTAAAGATGATATTTCTCGCAACATCGAAGACTCGTTCTCGCAGTTGCAGCTATACAAAAAGCTCAAAGGTGAGGGATTGTCAGACACGCTCATTAAAAACCTGTTCGGCGATATTACCACATCATTTGAGGACATCCGCAAAAGTATTGACGATGAGTTTAACAAGTATATCTTCAAAGATTACGAGAGCATTTACGGCGGCGACATCAACAAATGGAGCAAGGATGTTGTCAATCGGTACAACAAGGACATTAGCAACACGGCGAATGTCCTCAAGGAGCACATCTACGAGCAGTATCTTGACCAGGTACAAAAGCTCGACAAGCAGGTTTATCAAGACCAAGTAGAGCAAACGCAGGAGTTAATCAAGGCATACAAGCAGCAGCTTTCAGACCAGTTGCAGCTGGATAAGTGGTACATTGAGGAACGCAACAAATTAGAGAATGACCCGAATATCGCCAAAGACCCCGACCTGAAAAAGCAGCTACAGGCAAATCTTGATGCGCAATACGAGAAAAAGACTGACGAAAACACATGGAAGGACTTCAAGGAGAGTGATATGTATATTGCTATCTTTGAAAACCTCGACCAGACATCCTCGCGTGTTCTGACAGCAATGCGCAAAAAACTTAACTCCCTGCGCGGCGAGCTGAAAAATCTCTCGCCGGAACAACTCAAACAGATTGTTCAGCAGATGGAGAAAGTGGACGAGCAGCTTGCCGACAGGAACCCCTTCAAGGGTATTTCTAATGATATTGCAAAATACGTAAAATTTGCATCGAAGCGTGCCCAGTTAGAAAAAGATTATATTGAAGCGATTGAAAACGAAGACAAGCTCAAAAATAAAAGTAAAGACCAAAACAAGATAGTAGAACTCGCAAAGCAAAAATACGAGCGTGTAGCAAAAGAAAAAGGCGAAGATTCAAAAGAGGCAGAGCAGGCACAAGAGGTCTATGACATTGAGAAAAAGAAACTTGACCTCATACTCAAAGAGCTTGAAGCACAGGGCTTGATTTCAAAAGACCTTGCAGAGCAAATTCGTGATGGACAGGCTGCGGAAAAATCGCTCAGCCAGAAGATACACGGTATTGGGGAGAATTTTAGAAATGTAGCGGATATTATCAATGGTACATTCGAAGCACTCAACGACTGGGGGTTAAACGTAGAGATGTCTGACGAACTACGGGAGGTTGCCGATGGCATTAGCAAAATCGGTTCATCGTTGAGCGAGATAGACGCGACCAAGCCTCTCTCTGTCGTCAAGGGCGTAATCGGCGTACTCGGCGGTATCGGCAAAACGCTCGGAGGTATCTTCGGTTGGGGTACAAAAGATAAGAAACTTCAGAAGCAGATTGAGAAACACCAGAAGTCTATCGAGAAGCTACAGGACGCATACAACGACCTCAAGGAGGCAATGGATGAAGCTTTTGATATTTCGATGTTGGCAAAGTACAACAACGAAATGGTAAAGAACCTCAAGACTCAGAACGCCCACCTCGAAGCGATGATAAAGGCAGAGTCGAGCAAGAAAAAGAAAGACAAAGAAAAAATCGAGGAATATCGGAAGCAGATCAAGGAAAACGAAAAGGCTATTAAGGAAGCCGAAGAAAGTCTTACAGAACAACTCGGAGGTTTTGGCTCCAAATCCAACTACAAATCGGCAGCCGAAGCGTTTGCGCAAGCATGGGTGGATGCATTTAAAGAGGGTAGTGATACTCTTGATGCGCTCAACGACAAGTTTAACGAGTATATCAAAAATCTTATTGTCAAACAAGCGGCGATGCGACTTGTCGGCAAGATGCTCGAACCGGTATTCAAAGCGATAGATGATGCCGTGGCAGAGGGTAGCGAAGGAGGTAATAACGGACTCGAAGCAACCAAGTCGGAATTGCAGAAGGCAATCGACATATGGGGGCAAATCAGTCCAGTGCTCGACGAAAACCTCAAAAGACTTATGGATGCCATGGGCTACAAGCCAGGGTTAAACTCCAACCTCTCCGCTTTACAGCAGGGTATCCAAGCTGTAACCGAAAATACGGCACAGGCGTTGGAGAGCCTGCTTAACTCCATGAGGTTTTATTTGGCTACCCAGCAGGCTGATGTGCGAATAATTCGCGACACACTGATTGAACGGCTCGGAGCGTCGGTCGGTGCAGTCTTGCAGGATGCGAACAATAACCCTGTATTGGTAGAGTTGCGCTTACAAACAACACTGCTCACCGATATTCGAGATACGTTATCAAGCTGCGTAAAATCGGGCCACTCGCAGGGCAGTAAGGGCATAAAGGTATTTATGAACTAAGATTACAGGAGGTTGTATTATTTCCAACCTCCTGTAATTGTGTTAAATTGGTGTTAAATACGGAATACCTACGAAAACCAACAGGCATAAAGAGCTATTTTTGCAAAATATTAATAACTAACAACAAATATTACATGAAAAGAATATTATCGGTATTAGTTTTTGCAACCACACTTATATGTTTGTTGGGTTGCAAGTCCGACCAGTCCAAAGGCGAAGATTTGATTAGAGACCACATGTATAGAACGGTGAGCGATTTTGATAGTTATGAACCCATAGAAACAGATGTAAAAGAATGCAATAATACGATTTGGTGTAATCTTCGTGCGATTTCTGCGGCTGAGAATGTTTTGGAGGAGTATTATTCTGTATATGGAAACAAGTTTGATTACAAGACTTCTCAACATGTAGTTTGGAGTCTTGTCAAAAAACATTTAAAAGAGTTTGGCTCATACAAATCTCTTGAGACACACAACCTTGAAGGATATATGATAACGCAGAAATTTCGTATTAAAGATTCACAAGGCAACTCACACTTAACGACAATGAGATATATTGTAGATAAGGATTTTGACGAAATATTAGCGTACTACGAGCTTCCTGCGAATTATTTATACCAACTTTCAATAGGTTACATATTAAACATGGTTTTTGACGTTTACAGAACGCAAAGATAATCAAACCTCAAATAAACTCAACACAATAGCCATACCATTAGCCGCCACGCCTTTGTGCATGGTGGCTAATATTGTTCTTGTCTTATCGTTGGGGGGGGTAATATTCCCCCAAATCTTATTTATATCACTATCAGTTCTCATAAAACTCAATTATATACGTTACACTATTATTTCCTCCTCCCTTATAGAGGGTGGCGCACATGCAAACGGCTTTGCTTTGCCCCCCTAATCTGTTTGGATATATTTTCTACTTGATGTATTGTCGTCATACTTCTCTTAATTCTAAAACAAACGGACGTAAATCAAAACCTCCCAAGCCGTGAGCGTAAAATGCAGTCAGCGTGCCTGTTTTTGCTCTGGGGGGGGTATGAATAACTATTGACTTATACAAAGTCGGATAAAAAACTATTCTATTTTCCATAAAGCTCTAATATTGCCGGCCTGATATTGAACTTAAAATCAACCCCTTTGTAGTCGTTTGACTTGATAGTTTGACATTTACCCCCCCCACATCGTAGGGTTTGAAGTGATCAAGTAAATATTTCATATAGCTCTAAGATTTTCATTATACCACTACCTGTATTCTGTGCTTGCAAGCAAACACCCCCCCATATATGGAGTAATATCTATGCTGCTGCCTTGGTTGACCACCAAACTCTCTTGCCGTTTCCAGTTGTTTACACTCTTTCATATACTATCAATAACATATTATCTTTCGCCACAGAGGTGAGAGAGGATGATTTTTGTCCTCTAAGCTCAATTTTCTGTTCGTGTGGTGAATTGTGCCAATCACCAATAGAACGTCCTCTAACGGCAATCACATTACTTCTCATACGTTTCTAAAACACAATCGCATTGCGAGTTATTGCCTGCCCCATGTGCGCCAACACATAAAGCCGAGCCTTTGTGCGACTCAACAATATCTCCCTTGCGACTAATCTTTATCTTTCTCATACACTACAAACACATACCTCCCCCCGATGTGCGGTCTGCAAGCATTGATGTTTGACGGAATTATACCTTGCCTTGTTACCGCAACTCCGTGTAATCTATTTTTCATAAATCTCAACAATTCCTGTATGCTGCCTATGTCCTGGAACGTACCACCAGCCTATGTATCTTGCGTTTAACGCAGTGGATTTGGTGGTGGGGGGGGTGATACCACTCCCCATATTAAACGCTCTTGTCGTTCTCATTATACAAACCTTCAAGTCTTTGTTTTTCTAAACCAAAGCTAAACTCCGCCAATTCACGCTTTTCTTCACCTGTAAGCGCATTAAACTCGTTAGAGGTACAAATATACTCAAACAACTCTTTAACGCTTACCTGTGGCTCTAAAAGATAGTCTTTGAGTTTTCTTTTATCTGTCCTTGCCATTAACTGCGCTACCGTTTCGTCTTTCAGATAGTATTTCTCACCTGCCTCTTCTTGGAGAATATCCTTGATAACGATACCTCGGTCTTCTGGCTGCGGAATATCCACTTCAAGCGGAGGCCATGCAAACGGGTCGCTTTCGTCATAAAATAGACCTTCTCCTGCAACTGGCTTTGTCTTGATATTAGTCCAATAGATACGTCGTCTGTTCTGTGCCGATACAAGCGCAGAGTTAATATGAATACCACGCACACCGATAGCGTGAGAAAGACATCTTTCCCACTTTTCAAGCATCTTGACGTTTTCAAGAAAGAAATAAATATCGGGATTGTACTTACGCAGCTCCGTAAGTATTCGCATATATTCCCAAAAGAGGTAGGACTGACCTTCAAACTGAAAGCCTTGTGATTTTAATTCGAGATAGCGTTCGAGGGTGTAAATTTCCTCGCCACTCTTTGTACTCATGCCTTTCATCTTTCCGCTAAAAGAAAACGATTGGCACGGAGAACCTCCGATTAAGATGTCGGGCACCCCGTATTTTTCAACTATCTCGTCTATATTCAAGTCCGTAACACTACCCAACTGGATAGTATTCGGAAAGTTGTGCATCGTATTCGCAATAGCGTGCTTATCAATCTCCGATGCAAGATAAGTCGTTATGTTAGCACCGATGCCGCGTAACGAAACTTGCCCCCCTGAAATTCCGTCAAACAAAGACAAGACCTTGAGGTTGTTCAGCTTGATTTTAGGAATGAAACTGAAAATATGCTTGATAGTTTCAATGTTCCAGCCGTTACCAAGGCCTTTGTACTGCTGCGTTTCGCTTGTAACAAACTCGTAATCGTGCGGCATGGTTTGCAGCTCGGCACACTCCTGCGGTGTCAGTCGTCTGATAGCTGCCACATATTTTACTCCATTTGCCTCAAACTCTACGCCCTGCTTGTTCTCGGGCATACGTTTCTGAAACTCTTTCAGTTGCTTTTCTTTTACCTTGCGGTAAACATCCCTTGCGATTGCTTCTTTATTCTCCATGTATCTCCAATATTAAATTATCTTGTGTAGAAGTGTTTATTACTCTGCACTTTTTGTCGAGTCGGCATGAGTACGAGCGCATGTTGGAGCGGTTGCACCACTCGCTCCAACATGCGCTCGTACATTTTTCGGTATGTCCGACCCAACTCGTTGCGGTATTTGTTCAGTATCGCTATTTGCGCCATTGGCTCGCCTTTATATCCTTCCTTTTTACTTTAAGCGACTTAGCACACTTTATAACAGCCCGTTCGTTTTCCCCGTAAACGAATAACTCTATCGAACCACCATTACTACCGAATATCAGACTGCCACCATCTCCACAAACATAAACCCTTCCGAAAAAGTTGGGTGGAACAATGACACTCGCACGACCTCCGGCAATAACCGTAAGGGTACTCCTAAGCTCTATTTTGTCATGAGGTTCTACATAAAGCTCACTTGTGTACCCGTCTTTCTTGCGTTGATACTTGCCGTTGATGAAGTCCGAAAACTCTTTTAATAGAAACCCCTGCGAACAACCCCAACCGAAAGTTATTGCATCTGCAAGAAACTCAACGCCGTTGGAGTCTAATACCAAGTCTATAAGCTCTTTCTTCGAGGCGCAGTTATCCCACTTTTTCTTGTATTCTCCGCACAACCCCAACATAAGGGCGTTGCGCTTCATGTTTAACAGCTCATTATTGCTCATTTCCGATTTTCTTTTTAACAACACTACGAATTTCGATATACAAAGGGTCGCTCATCGTGTACTGATGATATTTGCGGACGCACCGCATAACACTCTTCTCTGTCATACCGGCACGCTGCGCAATCACTGAATATGTAAATCCGTAGTAGAAGTGCATTATATGAAAGCAGAAGTTGCGAGCAATACTTCTTGCGAGCGGTATGTTTTTCTTTCCAATATAAAGCTCCTCTGTGCCGATAATACTACGCTTGTATTGGCGCATAACAGAACTCACTGCGTTACACACCATATCTTCAATTTTCTGCATCACAACTTCTTTTCTTTCCATATAATATTTTTTTACTTCTTTTTACCACAAAAACCAAAATCGCGCACACGGAAGCCCATGCACGGCTCTGACCACGGCGTATAACCAGGAAGCAACAATCCCTGCTCAACAAGCTTTTCGTGCGCTACCCTTGAAATGCACGGAGAGTAAGTCTTGACTCCCAATTTCGATGCTGTATTCACGTCGGGATATAAAGACTGAATAATCTTGTCGCGTCTATCGTGTACTGTAATGCCGTTCTGCAAGAAAGGCAAGAAAATGCCTTCTCTTATTACACCCTGTGCGTCCGCCATTTGCACTACTCGCCAATCTCGAAGTCGAGCGAAGTTATACACAAAGAAATGTCCGCGCCCCGTTAGGTTGAGTATCGGGTTTAGCTTGTGCTCCGGCTGCTCGTTTTGAATGTTTTGTTCTTCCATAGTCTATTCCATTTAGTCTATCCATTTGTTTTTCTTACACCTCGCCCTTCTTGAGCTCTTTTGCGACCTGCTCCGCAATAATCGCCTCCTGCCCGTCCTCAAAGTTCTTCTTCAAGTCCTCCTCGGACTCTTCTTTTACGGCGGTGTTGATTGTATTTTCAAGCTCCTTGGATTTGGTTAAAAGCCAGTTCAAACGCTCGTTTGCAAACCTTACAGCCTCGTCCATATCAACGAAAGCGGTTGTAGGATGGCAAAGGTTCGCCTCTGTCATAATGATCATACTGTCAAGCATATCGGCGTAGGTTGTGTCTGTTTCGGGGAATTTCAAATTCTCCTTTCCTTTGGTTTCGTGCTTCATATCTACGAGATTTGCAAGCCACATGAAAAGCGAAGCGTCGTTTGCCTTACCCTCTAAGTTTGTAACCCACCGCTTGCAGCGTACCTCCAAGCCGATGTGCGTGTGAAAGATAGCTTCGTCCTTTAAGAGAACTACGATAAATCTACCGAAATCCTCTACGCAGACAACCTTCTTTCTGTCAATACCTTCGATTGTTTTCAACAACCCTGCGTTGTTGTCAACTGTCTTTTTACTTGCTACTTTTGCCATATATTTATACGTTTATGTGTTTAAATTCGTTTTAAAGGCATTTCCTTCGCCCGTATTCGCATATCAGCGTTGCGTCACACTTGTTATCGTCTACGTTCTTGCACTTGCTTGTACGTCTAAAATCTTCGGTCGGAAACAATCGTCTTGCGGCGTTGATGGATGTCGCCTTATTGTCCGTGCTTTTCTTTCCGCAGTAACTCTTGATAACCTTATCGTGACTTATCCAAATCTCCTTCTGCCAAGTCTTCGGAGGTACAAGATGATAGGGTATCTCAAGCGCAATCAACAGACCTTGCAGTACTCCGAACGTTTCTCCGAACGAGAATGTGGACTTTGCCGACGAACCGAAGATGGCGTGTATCTCCTCCATACAGCACACGCAATTTTCCTCGCACACCGTCTTGATGTTTTTCAGAAACAGCGCAATATCGTGATAGTCACAATCCTGCAAGGAGCAATACTCGCGCGTGCCGTCAGGGTGCATTACTGCTATGAAACCCTTTGAGCCAGGGTCTATGCCGATGTATGTCTTGTTTGCCATGTTATTTTACTCCTGTTGAATTAAAACCGTTGTCGCCACGCTTCTTGTCATCATTTTCTTCTTTTTTGATGACACCACTCACAAGTTCCGTGCTTGGTATCTCCACAATGCGCATCTGTGCAATCTTTGTTCCTTTTGGTATGTATATTCTCTTAACGAGAATATCAAGATTAAATGCCTTTATTATAGACAAAACCATACCGGTGTATTGGCTATCAATTAACCCTAACTCAACATCAGCATTTATACGAGTTTCTTTAGACTCTCCATTTAAGTATTCAATTACCGCCGGAATACCATACAAGGACATTCCACTTCTCGCCTGTATCAACGCGGCCAAATGTTTAGGTAACTGTATCTTAAATCCTAAAGGCACGGCATGTCGTCCCCAGTCCTTCACATCATAGTCCTCGCTCGTGAACACATCATACGCTGCATCGGCATCGTGTGCCTTTTCAGGCATCCTGCCGCCACAAAGTTCTATTACTATCTTCTCTCTTTCCATTTTGTTTTTGTTTATTATTTCTTACCGTTCCACTTTACAAACTCCTCGCAAGCCTCATCTTCGCCCATCACGAACGTGTAGAGGTCTTTGGCGAGGCAATAGGGTGCGCTGTCTGCATCTTCGTCCGCAAACATCACGCAGTCTTTGCATTTATAATGCTTCTTGCGTTCATCTCCTTTCTTAATCATACGCTATCCTCCTTTATGTTGTATTTTTGATAGAAATCACGGCAAAGAAAGTTGTTTACACGCTCTTTTAGAGCTGTCGGGGTTTTTGTAGACCAGTCGAGCGGCTTGAGGGCGTGTTCAAAATGGACCGCATTGTGCAAATCTACCATCTCCTGCCAGTCGGTATCATCAAGCGTAATTTCTGTTGTGTTTTTCTCAATGTAATCAACAGTAAGAACAGCTTGAGAAGCAAACTCCTCTTTGTTATAAAGAGAACATGTAACAAAATTGTTCTTCCCAATCTCTTCTATTTGCATCAAGCCCGCGTAGGTCTTTATACAGATTTTACTATTTGAAATTTGCACAACGGTATCGCGGCCATTCCAGAATATCAACCCCTTTTTTATCCTTGACTTCTCTATCATAAGCTATTTATTTTTGTAAAATTCTATTATTGTATACACAAGAATCGCAATATATACGGCAAGCAACACATATAGAGGAATAACTGTTCCGCCTCCGTAATGAGTTTGCGGTAGTGCTATTGGGATGTATGGGATATATGTAATCATAAGCTATTTATTTTTTGTTATTCATCATACGAAAAGCTCTGTCGGCCATAATATTATTTTGTGGGTTATGAAAAAGGAGAAAATAGAAATTGCCATGTTCTTTTGTGTGAACCGTATGCAATCCACAATCCTTAATAAAACCATCATCACCAATGCAAGGATCCAACAACTCGCGAATTGCGCTATTGCAGCTTGGTTGAACTATAATAACGCCACCCGTTTCTCGAAGTTCTTCAAGTTTTTTCCACTGAGCTTCGATATTTTTGTCTCCATAGAACAAATCATAACCATAAGGTTCTGTGATTTCTCTATCAATGCACATTCCCAAAGGAATCACAATTACTATAATTGGTTTCATAAGCTATTCCTCCTATATTAAACCCCCCAAAATAATACCAAAGTACACCGTAAACTTTCATTTCTTCTTTCGAAAGTTGCTTAAAACACTCTAAGTCACAGTCCTTATTTACATAAGCCCTAATTTGAGGTGCAAACCTTATTTGCTTAACTGCTATTGTATATTCCGATTTGTGTGGAAAAACAGAATCCATATCCTCAATAACCCAGCACATAACCATTCCGTCCTCTCTGACTTCCGCATAACTTTCTATTTGCTGCTTTAGTTCTCCGACAGAATTATTTAGAAAAAATTCTTTAGGCACAAGGTAAATGTCGCCAAGTTTTAATTTCTCATTTTTATCCATAAGCTATTTGTTCTTTGCATGAACATTATAATCTTCCTCACTAATTTTGTAAAATTCCGCACTCTCGGAGTAATAGCCGTTACTTGTTCCAAACCATCGAATAGTGACATCCCCATGAAACGTTGCTAAATGATAAAATGTCCAAGTATAAGTATCTTCAATACATTCTTCATCTACAGGATAGTCGTTGTTTAACTCTTCCGCTGTCAGTATTTCCTCATTCAGTAAATCAGCGAAATCGCCGCAAATATCATCTATATATACATTCTCGCAACAGTCTTGATTGTGCGTCATAATGTAAAATTCTCCATCAGCGGTTTTGAAAAACAAAGCATCGTTTGAGTCATAAAGGCCTCTATCGACACTAACGAGTGTTTTTCCTTTTAGCACATCAATGTCGCGATAGTTTTCAAATTCCAAAAACATAAGCTATTCCTCCTTGTCTTTAATTTCTATAAAATCACCGACTCCCAAACGAGCGTTGTTGATGCAATTACATATCCAACCCATAAGGTATGCCTGGTGCTCATTTCTGCCGTTATACATCCTTTCCAAATCGCACGCATCGTTGATAGACGATAGAACATGATATGCCTCATGGCAGATATTTCTCATAGTCATATCCTTCTTCTTTGGAAAGACAACGAGATTACCGAAGTATTTCCCTGCCTTACTCATACATTCGCCATAAACCATACCTCCGTAGTGTCCTTCACTCATAGGCTCGCCGTTGTGAACAAGAGGCTCGCCTTTCATGTTGGTAAAGCATTTGTCTATTTCTTCTTCCGACGTATTGTACATCACCCAAAGTTTCCTTGGGTAAATCTGCGGTGTATATTCGTAATATCCTTTCTTCTTCATAATTCACGAATTAGCTTAGTTATACGCTTGTATTCCTTAATGATTGGAGCATCAAACCATTGTGTTTTAACGATATATGTCCTACCTTGTTTTATAACTCCAACGAGTTGGGCATTACCCCAGACTCCATACAAATCTATACGATACGCTCCCTTATCTGTAGCCACAAGATAATAGGTCTCTGTACCAAACGATTCTTTGTTACCAGACGTTTCTACGATTTTATCGACAGAGTAAACCGTAATAGTGTCGTACAACTTACGACTGCCTCCTTGGAATCTCTGACTCCTGCTACACGATGCCAATAGCGACACCACCGCAACTAATGCAAATAATAAAAACTTCTTCATATCTCAACTATTTTATTTTAACTATGTCAACTATTTCTATTGGCGCAATAGATTTGATATAATGATACCCTAACGGATCTGTATAGTTCAAGCTATTCCACCCTCTCCCGACACGAACATACGGAGCCCTGCATGTACGGATGTTTATGCTATCCGCTTTGTCAGGGTAATGGATAACAATGGTTGCAGAATACCATACCGTATCGTCTTTAACAAATCCGCCGTTCTTGTATTTTTCACTTTGCCAAATAACAAAACCAAAGATTAAAACCGCTAAGGCAAAAAGTGATAAAAAACACATTTCTGCACTCCAGTCATTCAACCATCTTTTCACGTTCATATCCTCAATATTTATTTGTGCAACCTTCCGATATGCCACTTAGAGCACAGTTTGCAGAAATACGGACGTTCTCCCATTGTTTTCAGCTTCGGGTTCTGCTCAAGAAACTCCCATGCCTCATCCTCGGTATCGTAGCCAACCTTCTGCTTCCACGAGTTCCCCTTGCGAGTCCAGTGCCTTGCGTCGGGATGCAGGGTGGAGTAGGGTGCTTTGTTGTGGTATCTGTTTTTGCTCATATCCATTTTACGGTTGTTTCTCCGTTGTAACCTTTCTCCCATACAAACCATGCGTAGCTGACTGCACTGCCGCCGCCATTTCGCATTGCAGCGAACTTGCCGTTCTTTGCGCACAACACTCTCTTTGAGAATTGCAGTACGTACTTAGGCGGCGTGTTCTTATAGAGCCTCTCGTAGCGTTTCTGACCCTCCAGAAATGTTGTCTTGAGAAACATCACACACAAACCTCCGTCGGGAAGCAAGTCAAGCGAGTGCTGTATGAACTCGAATGCGTACTTGTAGGGTGGGTTGGTCAGTATGCACTCGCAGCCGTCGGGCATCGTGTCTGCCTTGAAGAAGTCCTGCACACCGCCGTAGCCTCGGTCTATAAGGTCGGTGCTCACGACATCGTGCCCGAACTCAACAAGACGCTCTGACAAGCATCCAGTACCACAAGCGCACTCCCATATCTTCTTCGGCAAAGAGAAGTGCTTTAATAGCTTGTCTATAGCCTCGGGCGATGTGGCGTAGAAGTCGTGCTCCTCACGCTCCTTGTCCGTGTGATTGCTCGCACCGATTGTTATGAAGGTGCTCTTGCCGTTTCCGCTCCAGTCCTTAGTCATTGCTCAACTTGTTTGTAACCCAAATTATTAAGTGTCCTGCGGATAAAATCCATTCCCTTTTGATAGACGAGTGTCTTGATGCTAATTTTCACACCGTCATGCGTCGTGTATTTCTGTTCTATCGTGCGGAAATATCCACAGTCAACATACTTCTGATATGGGAGATTGTTCCACATGAGTATTTTCGCGTTGCGCAGAATTTCAAACAACTTGTTTCTGCCGATATTCTTGAAGTGGAGGGTATTCGCAGCTGCCTTGATGTCGATGGCGGTCTTGCTTTCAGCCACTGCTTCAAAGAACTCTACTTTCGGCTTCTGCATCTCAAGCTGCTTCTGCTGCGCTTCTATCTGCTCCTGCTGCTTGGCAGCAAGCATAAGAGCCTGGGCAAATGACTGAGGAACACCAGAGCTCTGACGTATCTGTTGCTCCATAGCGTTGAAGGCGTTTATGTATTCCAACTTGAAAGACAACGCCTTCGCACCGGTAAAGCCCATAGCAAGCAGTGTAAAGCCGTCACGGTTCATAACGTACATTGGGATTTTCTTAACACCACCGGCAGGCATAGTCTGTTCTACCTCGGTAAGAACAAACATCTTTGCAAGTTGCTGATTGTCAACGAAAAGTGTTTTTTCACTTTTCGTTGACAGTAAATTATTAATAGCCTTTAGAACATTGTGATGTTCCTTACCGAACTTCTCTGCAACAATCACACTTGTTGTCAGAGCTTGGTTATCGTTGCCTCTAAATACAATCTCTTGCATATTATTAGATTTTAAGTTGCAATTATTTCTTCGTTTTATCAAGTTCCATAATCGTAAGTATCGCATAGTTCGCAAGGTCAAGCAGGGAGTCTTTCATACTCTCGTCCTTCACCTTCGCCTCGTCAGACATCAGTGACTTCACGCGCTTCAACTTCTCTGCCATGTGTCCGTAGGCGTATGTCATGCCGCACTCCTTAAACAGCTCCGCAAAACTATTGCCGTAGTCGTGATTCTTCGCCTTGAAGGTGTCGTACATGCCATTGGTAATGTCGCGGAACGCTACACACTTCTTTGGGATTAACCGCGTGGACTTACCCTCACGCTCATTACGCAACACGTCCTTTAGGGTTTTATTGTCAACTAATCCGTGTTGCATCACGTCGCTCATGGATATGTAGAACGGTTTCTTCCAGATCGCATCGCTGCGAACCTTGATGTACTCGTCGACCCATGAGCAATGCGGGTCTTTCTTATCGGCGGAGCTTATCGGTTTCGGACCGCCGCACACCTCGAAAAGCGGTACTTGGAGCGTTACATAATCTTTGTCTCCGCGCGGAGTTTTCAGCGTTGTCAGATACTGGATAAACTCACACATATCCGTGGCACCACGAAAGCTCGCTACTTGATACTTACGCTCGATTTTGTTGTTGGGTATCCTAAACTTCAAGCCCTCCTTAATGTCCTCTCTGTTAATCATTGTTACTCCTTTCTTTAAACGGCACCCATATCTCCTCCATCTCGCGCAGCGCAAGCTCGTAGGCGTTTCTGTCTTTGTTTGTGGGGTTAGACTGCACATGATAGTAAATAAACGTGTACATGAAGCGACGGAACGTGATAGCCGCATTGTAGTATTTCTGCGCATATTGCCCGAAGTTGTCAAGACAGAGATGGTCTAAACCGCGAGGTAGCAGTTCCACTTTTATCGGACGCTCCAGCCATTTAGCATCAGTCGGATCGCCGTTGTTCAATTCTCTTTTCAGGTCGTACGCCTCATCCTTCCATCCGCTCAACGCGCCATCCAGCAAAGCTCTATCAGCGCACTCTGTCTTTGGCTTAGGGCATTTCAGCAGACGCTGCAAATCATTCAATAACTCCTGTTTCATACCTTGTTCTTGTTTTTACCTTCTTGTTTCTTTGTAATGTCTGACATATAACGGTATATATCCCTCGCCATACAGTTACACCTGTCGTCAACAAACGGGTCGCTCTCGAATAGTGGCAGTTTCTTGAAGTCAGTCCTGAACCAATTAGCGAACTGCAACAAGACATAGCGCATCACGGCTACATCATGGGCGTTATCCATCGCTCCATCAAGATTTCGCAAAGCTCTTTCCGATAACTCGCGCAAATTGTGATACCCGTAGAGTATCCGTCTATTTTTATTTTTTTTCTTCATTAAAGTTCTTGTTTCTTCTTGTTTTCGTAATACCTCTTCAATGCCTCCGAAAGCTTCTTGTTTGCTTGCCTCTTTGCGTCTTCCTTTGCCGACTCTCTTGTAAACAGCGTTTCAATAACCTCTTCTTTGCCGTATTCGTTCATCATTGCCTTGCCCTTCTTGATGTGGCGTTGTGTCTTTTCTCTTTTGAAGTAATAACGATGCTTTATGATGGCTCTACGCTCTTTATATGTCAGCTTTCGCTGCTCCGGCGCAAGCTCTTTTTCGTTCGGGTCCTCCGCAGGCTTGAAAAGCTCGTCTTCGTTAAATGAAGATGGTGTTTTTTCGCTTGCGGACTCCATTGCGTCACGCAATTCGGAGAACTCGCCGGTCATCTCTTGAAGGAAGTCTGAGGTTCGGGTGTCAGTTAGGCTTTCGCTGCTCGTTTCTTCGGTTTTGCAGTCGCGGCCTTCTTTTTTTTTGCTACAGGAGCTTTTTTAGGCGTTGAGGTCGTCTTTTCTTCTGCTTCTACCTCCGCTGCCTTTTCGACTGCCGTCGCCTCCTCGTGCTGCGCATCAGCTTCGAGCATCAGGCGCTCAATCTCTCCCTGCTCGTCATCGTCAACTGACGGCGTTGTATCTTCAGCATCGTCGTACTCTACAATTTTAGTGGCCACAAGGTCGGACTCATCGCTCTCAAGCTGCAATCTAATACCGCGTTCACGGAGTTTTAAGATTACCTCCTCGTCGCTCATGGTCATTACCTTCGATTTCTCCTCTTCGTCCTCTGTGACGGTGAACAAATGATAACGGCGGTCTTTCTCGTCGCCCACATTGACATAACGAGCCTCGTCAAGAAACATATACGGATGTATTCTCACACGCTCTCGTATGGGCGACATGCGCCCGTAGTCCGTCTTGTAGCTAATCAGTCCTTCGGCATTGCGCTCAATAGCATAATAGGAGAGGTCTCCATTAAGCTTGCGGACAAGGGCGAGTGCCTTTATCCAAAAACCATCCTGCTCACCTCTCCACATCCTCGGTAAGCCAATCTGTGTAAGACCGAGGTCGGTCAACGCTGATTTCAGCGAGTCTTCTGTAATATTTGCCATGTTTTTAATAGTTTTATAAGTTATGAAACAGGTCGCTTTGTCCAGACTGCTGCATCATGGAGCGATATTTGTCAAGCTGATTTGTCGGCACGAACAGCCTCTCAGTAACAGAGCTTGTCTTTGTGGCGCATAGGCTCTGCTTGTGTTTAGTGTTCCACACCTCCGTAAATCTGTCCGCCGGCATGTAGTACTCACTTATCAACACCAACTCCTCCTGATTGCAGCACCAGTCGTAAAATTCACTGTGATTGAACGGCTGTGTAACCGAAGAGTTCTTGCCATAAGCATTTGTAGAGAAATACGGAATATCCGCATATATAACGGAGTTAGGCTGTATCTTAACCTCTCTGTAGTCCACCTCGGAGTACTGAAAGCTTTGTAGACGTTCGAGGCTTTCGAGGCTTTGTAGACGTTCGAGACGTTCGAGGCTTTGTAGACGTTCGAGGCTTTCGAGGCTTTGTAGACGTTCGAGACGTTCGAGGCTTTCGAGGCGATCAGTGTCGTAGCTTGTAGACAAGCTTGCGAACGAACCCGCCGAATTAGTCTTTAAACACTCCCTTATGGCAGAACGGAACTTAATCCGCCTTTCGTGCCAACCCGTAACTTCCCTGAGTGCCTCCTTGAGCACCTCGCTTACGCCTGGATATAGGCTACTTAAAAGACCAAAATCTCCGTATATTATAGCATAATAACACGCCTTCTTGTACGGCTCAATGGCTTTCGAGTACAGGTAATCACGCTGATTATTGCCGAAGCTCCAGCAGCAGGAGATGTATGGGTCGGTGTCTTTTAGCTTGGAGAAGTCCTCGCGGCTCACCCATCTCGTTTCCATGGCGTATTTGCCGTCCATGCCGTCACGGAAAAGCCTCAACCCCCGTCCGTCTATATCGTTGGCGTAGCAGTGTCTATACCAGCCTTCGAGAAGCATTTTGTGAGTCACGGCGCAGCCACCGGCAAACAAATCGTAGAAATTGTCAACGTCTTTATACGGAATCGCCTCCACCAATCTGTCTACTACCTGCGACTTGCTGCCCTTGTACGGAACTCCCCACCACTTGCGCTTAACCATTCGATACCTTGCCTCCATTTTTAAGCCAGTCCTCAATGGTTGTACTCGCACTGTCAAATGTTCTACCAAAAATATTGACAAGTTTCACCGAACACTGAAGATACGGCGTGTTTTTTATCACATCGGAAGACGGCTCGCAGGCATCCTGCACAAGAAACAACGCCTTGCGCTGTCTGTAATCGTCTTTCCATAGCACCAGGAAGCCTTCCAGGTAGGAGTAAAGCTCATCCCATGCAGCCTCCATTTTCTTTGTCTGCTCCTCAATCGGCAAGCTCGTAGTGGTATCAATGTTATACCCGAACACATAAACAGAGAGCGTACATGTTGTACTTTCGTGTGTGGCGTTCGGATCTATAAACACGCGGAGTGTATCCGTTTCAGCATAACTCTCTGTGTACACACCTTTCTGCTTACCCTTGGAGTTGAGACCAGTCATTGACTTATAGCGAATAACACCGCCAAAATCATCCTCAAGACTCTTTGGCGTGCCGTCACTCTCCCACGCACCCTGCGCAGACTTCGTGTATCGCTGTATGTAAAATTTCTTATCAGCCAT